TCCTTCCACGAGGTAATCACGCGCAGCCGATCGGTCCCATCCGTCCCAGGTGGATTGCCCTTCGGCTCGGTTTCCGCCAGGAGCGCCAGATCGTAGTCGCTAGCATTGTCGGTGTACGTCGACGCCGTATTGTTGGCAATCGTCGTCACTAAATAGTATTCAGCCCCGTTGTTCGTCGTGCGGTAGATGCGCCTCGCGTTGACACCAGTGGTCGCAGAGGTCGTAATCCCCGACAGATCAATCTGCTTGGCGCTCACCGTGACTGCCGTTGATGCGCTCGACCACGGGCTCTCTGAATAGACGGTGGAACCTGACGTAATCGCATAGGTGTAGCGATACCGATACGTGCCCTTCGGGGCTCCCGCTGAGGCCGAGGCTGTTGCGGTGAGCGACGACGTGCTCGGTCCAGCGATACTGAGCACCCGACAGGTGTAGTCTGAGCCTTGAATCTGGACGTTGACGGATGGCGCGTTGACGACGACCAGGGTCTGTTCCAGAATCGCAAAACGCGCCCGGCGCGTGTTGACGACGGTCACGCCAGCCGGCAACGTGATCGTCTTGATGTTGCCCGTGACGCTGACCTTCTGAAGCGCCGTTCCCGCGTGAATGATGTAGTAGGGCATCGCTTATCCGTCCGATCGCGCCAGTCCTTCGCGCAGGTACTGTCCAAACGAGAAGGCACTGTCGATCACCACTGACCAATTGCCAGCGGTGTCGCGCTTCAGTAGATTATGAAGCGTCGAGCTGCGAACTATGCAATACAGGTCGCCCTGCCATTCTCGCGCGGATTCCACGCGGTTCGCGCCGGCTTTCACGGTGGTCAGATCCTTGTCCAACACCCAATTGGTGCCATCGGTGGTGTAGTACGCCTCGCAGCCCGTGAAGGGAGCACCGCCCCCCGATCCTTCGTTCCCGCGAAAGACAAAGAGCTTGCTGTCAAACGGCACAGGCGCACGAAACACACCCGTGGTCGCGGGATTCGAGACAGTGAAGGTTTCGGCCGTGTCCATTGACACGACCTTACTCACATTGTCGTAGACGGCGAAGCTGCCGCCGATCGTCGAGCCCAGGGTGAACCACATCTTGCCGCCCCAGACGCAACCCGAGTAGACGACGGGCTTGGAATCATCTGGGACATCCAAGCGCGGAAACGTGTAGATCGAAGTCCACGACCCGTCATACCGAAAGACGCGCATCGCCTGGGTATCAGCGACGGTGCCGTATTCCGCCACGTAGAGCTTGCCATTGAACCAGTGTCCAAAGGCGACTCCCTTGCCCGGCCAGGAGAGGTCTGTCACCGTGGCGCCGTCCCAGGTTCCGACATAGCCGGTATTCGACGAGGAGATGCCGAAATACCAGGTGCTGCCGTCCTTATCGATCCACTGACAGTAGTGCGGCGTGTTCAGCTCGAACAGGTAGTTTGTGCTGACGCCCCCATTCAGCTCATAGAGCCGAATCCCAAGTCCGCCCACGCAGAAGCAATAGAAATTGCCAGTGCCGTCGATTGGGTCGTAGATCGCGTTGTGGGCATCCACCCAGAAATTGAGCGCCGGCGACGTGTTCTCTTTGCCCCAGGAGACGCCATTGTCACTATAGGTCCACAGATACGGACCCCCGGCACTCACGTAATCGCCATACGAGGTGTAGATCCAGGTCGCAGACCCCCCATCCGGAGGGAAATCCGGATCAGGGCCAGGCACAGGATCGACATCGGTGCTATCCGGATCGGTAAAGGAGACGCGGATCAGATTGAAGATGCTGCCGGCGGCGGCGGTCGTATTGATCTTCGTCATCCCCCGCCGCTTCGCGATCGCGCGCTGCGCGTTGTAGGGGATAATCATGGCGTTTTGCGCCAAGACGAGATCCCCATCGGCCTTGTGGACTGGCGACTTGACGAGGTTGATGCCCCGTTCCCCGAGGTTGTAAGCGTCCAGCTTCCCCGGCATTAGTCCGCATCCGCCGCATTCGGATCCGCTAGCGACACCAGACAAATGCTCCAGATCGGCGTCGAAGCCGTCACCGTGTTGAGCTTCGTCATGCCGCGCCGCTTGACGATGCCTCCCTCTGCCTCAATGGGCTTGTGGGCCGCATTCTGCGCGGACAGGAACGCGCCATCCTTCTTGTGGAGTGGGCTCTCGACGAGATCGACGCCCACTTCCCCGAGATTGTAGACATCGAGCTTGCCAGGCATTAGTCAGGCCACATCCCCTCAAACATGCCCTCAACGTACACGTCTTCCACCTTGTCGCGCGGATCCAAGACCGACGAGACGAGGTTCTGCTTTTCCGTCGCGTACACGGCCAGCCACTCCGAATCCGGCGCCCGATCTTCTCGCTCTCTCGCGCGCGCATACGCAATGACCCAGGCAATCAAGGCATTGTCGCTGGCCCCAGGAATCGGATTGATGCTAGTGGTCGAGCAGCTACTGATGGTCGGCACGTAATACAGCGTCAGGCCGACGTTTGAAGTGACCTTTGGCGCCGTTTTGATGGTCGTAGGAGAACCACTCGATGACGACGCATTGCCGCCGGGTCCAAACACGTCGTAGTAGACGACCAGCTCTCGCGGATCAGACGCCGAGGCAAATCGCGCGACCTGAAAGTCCGCCGAGAAATAGTCCTTCTTTTTGAAGTGGAGGTTGACGTTTGTGTCTGGATCAGACGGTTCGATCCCGTAGATGTCCGCCAGATCATCCGGAGCGGTGAATCCGGTCGCATTGGCCGAGAGCGTGCTCGCCGTCGAGGTCAGCAAATGCTTCTTGTTGACGGACTTGACCGCTTTCCAGAGATCTTCCACGCCCATCTGCGCGAGATCGAGCAATTCCGTATCACTCCAGAAGCGCGCCGTCGTTTCGTTCAAGGCCCGACGCGCCCGTGTGATGATCGTTTGGATTGTGGTCGTCGCCATCTACCGAATCTCCCGCCAGGTCATCGTCGCATAGAGTGTCGCCGTGCCTGAGACATCCGTCCCGACTAACGAAAGGGCTCGCGGATTCGCGCCCGCCCGATCAAGGACGATCGGATAGCGCGCGGTAATCTTGCCCAGGGTGCTCTGCCGTTGCTGCGTGGTGCCAGCCAGCAAAAACGAATCGACCACCGTGCCGCCCGTGAACGCGCCGTTTGCGGCATCGCCATGCACCGAAAACTCCACGCTAGATTCCGCGCTCGCGCTCGACCACGTTGGCGTCCCCGTGAACGTCGGATTGTAGACGAGTTCGACTAACGTGATGATATTGGTGCCAGATCCGACCACGGCAAAATCTGTCGGCAAGATCAAGCTGCGGTTCGTGAGTCCCGCGAGTGTGGCCTTTGGACGGATGGACAACAGCGCGCGTCGAGCCGATACCGTGCGCCCCGTGACTGCCGTAGCCGAAAGGCTCTCGCCGCGATTCTCCTCGAAGCCGCCCTCAGAGATGACGCAGCAACAGATCGCCTCTAACGAGCCCGCGTTGCCTCCACTGACAATTTCCCAGGCCACCGGCAGATTCGCCGTTCGCATGTACGGGCGCACTTGTCCGTTGTTGGCATTCAGAAACTCGTGGGCGTAGACGACCACCCCATCAATGTCGAAGCCGCAGCGCACGCGACCGACGCCAAGCCATTGCAGATCGATGAAGACGATATTGGTATCGGCAGGATCCAGTGTGATACCAGACGGTCCATTGCCGTCGAGCGTATCGAGGTTCCAATCCTCCTGGGCTACTTCATGGTTGAAGACGGACCCACTGGTGGAGTCTCGCCGCACCCAGTACAACCCACTGGTGCCCTTCTGCTCCAGATAGATCCCGTCGCTCACCTCGAAATAGCCCATGCGTTTGCTAACGCCAGCCACCGCCGTGCCCAGTCGCCCGGTAATCACCACCATCTGACTCTTACCAGGCTGATAGCGATGGTACTGGCGAGAGACGAGGGTCGCCTGGGAATTGAGGAACGCCGAAGCCGTCAACGTCGCCATACCAGACGCGGTAGAATGCGTAACGGATCCGGTGCTTGCCGTGAAGGACTCGAATTGATCGGGATCGACGCCGTATTCAAACGAGGCGTCAAAGAGGGTCGTGGGATCCGATACCCGCTGGCGGGAAAACGCATCGCGCGGCGCACCATCGAGGTTCGTCGCACCCTGCGTTTTGATGTCAGTCAACAAGCCTTCTACCCCGTCGACGGCGAGGTAGAGATTGGTTGTCAGGGAATCGACGAGCGGTTGGGTCATCCGGACCCAACTCATCGTCCCTGCGTCGTAGACGAGATTGGCAAAAGGCGGATAGCCGTCCATTGATCGTCAGCGCATGACGATCCCGACCGTCTCCCGCTTCAGTGCGAGGATCGCTTCCGCCGTCGCCTCACGGACAGCCTTTTCGACGCCAGCTTTGGTATGGATCCAGCGCAGCCGCTTAGCCGTTTCCATTGCGATGGCGTCGATTAGGTTGCGTTCCAAAAGACCGCCCCCCGGAAAGCGAGCGACCTCGCCTTCCGGAGTGACGATCTGAAGCAGAAACACAGGGCCGGGCACGTCAGCCTCCCGTCAGGGCATGACCCCTGCCGCATGAGCCGCTACCGAGACTGGCGACGTTTGGAGCATGTAGCCCTCCACAACGGCTTTGCACGCGAAAGCTGTCGCCGCCGTGCTGTTTACGTACTGAAGCCCGTAGCTTTCCGTACACGCAATTCCGTTTTCCCCGAACTCCGCCGTGGCGCGAACAAGCCCCGGCGAGGGAGGATGCGTGAACACGACCGATCCCGTCGAGTCTTGGATCTTGAGCTGTGTCGCGCCGTCCTGCGTGACCGACACCTCGACGTTCGTCACGTAGATCGTCCAGCCCGTGACACCGGCGACCAGCGTACTGGCGGTCGTGCTCGCTCCACCAGACGACACATTGATCGTCTTGGAGAAGTTAGGGAACAGTGCGCGAGGGTTGTACCCATACCCCATCACACACCCCCTTAGGCATCACCAAGCGAAGCTGCCACGCGCTCGGGCACGCCCAGGTATGGCCGGACGCACACGGTCACGTCTCCATAGGCGTACTCGTTTGACGCCGTTGTGACCAACAGTTCGAGATAATCGCCGGCCGCGAAGGTCGAGGACGTGAGAGTCAGGGTATTCGACCCTGACGTGACGACGCCAGAGATCGCCGCTGCGTTCTTTGCCAGGGCGATGTCGACGGACCCGCTGGAAGTCGAATAGTTGGCATAGGCCGACAGGATCTTGCCAGCCCAGGGCATCCGCACCTTGCCGACGCTGGCGGAGGCCAGTGCCAGGTCCGCATTCACCACCTCGAAGTGCAGAGGGATGATCTGCTGCGCGAACTCGTTGACCGTGTTGTCCGAGTCGATGTTCTTGGATCGAATCGCCATTTGGTTGCTACCACCCTTCCCCTAAAAACAGACAGAGGACTGCGGCGAGGACAGGGGACAGGATGTCCCCGCCGCAGCCATGCACCGTCAGCCTTAGCCGACGATCGCGACCGCCCACACGCCAGTCGTCGGCGCCGCCGCCGTCGCTGCCGTGGTATCGGCTCGAATCCCGAACCCGCTGGCGACCGTCAACCCATCAGGATAGGCCACCAACATCTGCTGGCTGGCCGGCAAGAGCGTGATCGACGCCGGCGAGGTTGCCGCGACCGACGCCGTGGTGTCGACCTTGACGTAAGCCGCCGTCGAATCCAGGTTCTTGAGGACCAAACCGTAGAGGGTGCCCGTGAGTGCCGTGGTGTACGTCGACGCCGACGTAACCGTGCCGATGTTGATGAACGCCAGGTCTGGATTGCCCTTGTGCTGTGACAGGTAGGAGAACAGCGTCTTCAGCGCGCCCTGCACATGCGCCTTCCGCGTCTCCGCCAGAACCTTCTGCTTGACCTTGACTGCCGCTTCGACCGTGAATGCTGCCATTTTCGTAACTCCTTGCGCCAGAGACAGGATGCGGCCCGAAAGTCTGGCTCGTTTACTTCACGCCTTCCCGCACAAAGGTCGCTTCACCGGCACGAAGCTGTTTGGCGAACCATGCCGATGACCCCACTTGGTCTAGCTCGTCCTGCTCGGCCCGCTCCCGATCGATCTGCTGCTTGGCTTCCGCTGCCAGGAGCTGCCGTTCAGCCGCCTCTGGCCCACCCGCCGCCCAGATATCGTGGTCACGCAGCCATTGGAACAGCTCGAACCAATTGGGATTCTTCAACAAGCTAGTCACGGGCACGAGCCCATGCGCGAGTGCCGTTGCTAGCTCATCGTCCCGGTTGATCGCCTTCAGTCGATGCGCCGCCGGAGATCGCCGCATCAGACGGTAGACTGGCTCTTTCACGCCAGCCATGAGGACTAGCTCCTTGTCATACGCATGGAGCTGTTTCCGCACCCAATCGGGGGGCGGATCGAGATTCCACGGATTGCGAGGGGCCAGCCAGTTAGCCATCCTTCGTTCCAGCAAATACGGGCACGTCGTTGAACACACCCTCTTGCCTGCCCGCTTCCGCCCGAGGGCGCCCATGATCGACCTTTGTGGCATGTTGCCGATCGGGAGGCAATTGCGAGCGATCGAGACATTCGAGCTTCGACTGGTCGTACTTGATCGGTGTCGTCGGCAGATTCCACCCGTCCACGTAGAGATACGAGTCGAATGTGTCTGGCGCGTAGGGATCTTCCGTCCCCATGATGCGAGCCTGGTAGATCGCCCGCTGCGCCGCTGCCTCCGACATGAACACAAACCCGTTCTTCGGAATCACACACGACCGGCCATCGTAGGTCACGGTAATGTCCTGATCCGACCGATTGCCGACTTTCACGAACCCCGTGGCGAAGTGTTGTCCAGCCATACGTTCTTCTGTCCCCCTTAGAACACGGCGGGGCGACCGGGGCGCTCTAAGCGCCCCGGTGTCCCGCCTATGTTACTCCGCGCGAACGACCACAAGCGACGTGCCTGTGATGCCGTCCAGACGAGCGTTGTAGCCGGGGTAACGGCAGTGGTACTGCTTGCGGATGCGATACCACGCCTCGAACGCATCGCGTCCGGTCGATCCGGATCCGATACGGACGAGCACCTGGCCGTCCTCATCCACCCACTTGCCGGGCTCCGACTCGTAGCAGATCCAGCCCGAGTTGGCCTTGTCGAGCAACATCAGGGTGTCCAGCGGGAAGTCGCGGATCACCTTGAAGGGAATCTCGCCCACTGTGATGTCGCCCTGGGTGAACGCCGTGGTGCCGGCGTCCGGACGCTGGAGCGAGCCAGCGGTGTAACGCCGGTCGCTTGCCATCAGGTTCAGGTAGACGCGACGAACCGAGTGGTGCCCGAGAATCATGTCGATCTTCGAGCCCAGTTTCTGATCGAGGATGTCCGACACCTGCTGCAACAGGTCGACCGAGAGTGCGCCCGTGCTGGCCTTGACGTAGGCATTGAAGTTGCCATAGGTCGCACGGTCGATCCCGAAGTAGTTGCTGCGATAGGTGCCGTCGTCGACGAGCGCCATCATGCCCCAGAAGGCGTGCTCGTAGCTCGTGTCCAGAATGTCCGTCACCGACGAGTTGGCGACCTGCACGATGTAATCGTTGTCCGCCGCCACGGTCGGGGTGCCCGACATCGTGATCGACGTGCCGTCCGTTGAGCACGACAACACCTTGAAGATGTCCGCGCGCAACGCGCCCGTGGTCGGATTGACAAACCCGATCCACATGCCGGGAATGACGAAGCGGTTGCCGAAGTTGTCGCCGGTGACGCCACCGGGGGCATCGACGGTCATCGTGGCCCCGCCGGTGGGCGAGGCATCGTCGACGAGGCAGAGCACGCCGCGCCCATCGGTCGCCAGCGCATACTCCTCACGCCGCGCGATGTCCCGAATCAGCCCCTGCTGCTCGTCCCGACGCGCCTGCTTGAACGCGCCCTTGTTGGACATCGAGTCCGAGATGGCTTCCGACGTGATCCGAATCCGCGCCATCAGCTTGCGCTGCGTGACCCGCACCTGCACATGACCCTGTGCGCCGGCGTCGGCAAAGGCGGAATCCTCGCCCACGAACATGGGCGAGATGTTGCGCTGGACCTGTGCGGCGTAAACGACCTCACGTCCAGCAAACCCCTGGCTCTCGAACTTGAACAAGTCCTTGAGGGGGTTCCGGTTGTTGACCTGTTCCGAAACGAAATCCTCGTAGTAGTCCTTCAGGATTCCGTCGATCTGCTGTGTGTCCGCTCCCATTGGTTCACTCCGAACGCCGATCAGCCATTCATGCGGCTCATCAGCGCCTCAAACGCAGCATCGTGCAGCTCGTCTTCCGTCTTCGGCTTCGCCGGCCCTCCCGCGCCCAGGGTCTGCGACGACGGTCCAGCTTTGGGAAGCCTGGCAATCCGTTGCGCGGACTCGCGCGTCTGTACCGTGGCCGACCGCCGATACGGGTCGAGGAGCTGTTTCTGCCACTGTGCCCACCACTCGCTTGCGATACTCATATCGCCCTGCATATACCGCTGGCGAGCATCGGGCACTTGGTCTAGGTAGTCAATGAAGGCGACGTGGAATCCACGACGCACTCCATCAGGCACCTGCGTACCCTTGAACGTGGCGTTGATCGCCCCGTCCAACGTCCGAACCGCCTGAGCGCCCAGATTGTTGAAGAATTGCTCCTGCAACTGCTGGACTCCCGGCGCCGCTTCTGCCGCCGCTTTCAACGAGTCAGCTTGCGCCGCCAATTCCATGACGGCTTTCAATTCGGGCATGACCTCGAAGATCTGCTCCCGAATCCGCTTGGTGTTCTCGTCCACAGCCTGTGGCTGTTGGGACCGGCCCCGCAGCTCCTGAAGCTCACGCTGCGCTTGCTGAAGCTGCTGGTACACCTCGCGGGCTGAGGCTTCCCACTGGCGCCGCGCTTCGATCACTTCCTGAAAGCGATGCCGTGGGATGTAACCCTCTTTTTCAGCACCAGGATCGCCGGCTTCCGCGCCGGCTGGCGACGGTTGACCCTGAGGGGTTGTCTGCTGTTGATCGGTGGGCGCGGCCGATCCGGTTTCGCCCTGCGCGCCGTCGTACCCGGCGTCGAACGTGTCTGACATACCGTCTCCCTTTCCCTTGTTGACGCGGTAGGGTCCGCGAGGAGCGTCACGCAGAGAGTGACAGAACTGTTATAGGCTTGTCAATCAAGTGACAAGCGCGTCAAGACTTTGACGGGTAGTGTCAGACTTACTCGGGGCCGCGACCCTGGTTGGATTCTGCGTTCCCGTGCGGCTCATCGTCCGGATTGCCGCTTTCGGAATTGGACCGTTCCATTGCGGACCCGCGTTTTGGTGGACCCGCCGCCGCTTGCGCGGCCATCGCTTCTTGCATGGCCGCTGCCTTCGTCTCCTCCAGGTGCTGCAAGAAAATCACTTCGAGGAACGGCGCGCCGGCGAAGATCTCTTTGGCCCGATCCGAATTGGCCCACTTGCGGTGCTCCGCAAAATGCACCATCGCGTTGTGGTACAGCTTGTGCTGAAACGGGGTGATCGGGGGGAGCTGTGGGCGAGGCGGCGGCATCCCGCCAATCTGCGCGGACGCCTGGGCCACCTGACCCCACTGTGCCATCTGCTGCTGGAACTGCTGAACGGCCATGCCAACCATCGGCAGGTTCTGGACGTTCTCCGCGACCCACGTCTCGAAGGCATCCTGCTCCGCGAGGGCGCTTTTCACGTCGAAATCGAGCGACGGGACGAGATCCGACAGACCAAAGCCCTTCAGGATGGCAAATTGCTGCTCCGGATCCTTCGGATTGAGCAGGCCAAGCTGATTCGCGTGTTCGATCGCCGCGCGCCGGCCCAGGTTCGTCTTGGGCGCCTGGGATCCGTCTTCCACTAGGATCTCCACCGCTCCCTGGAGGCTGGCTTTCTCGAAATGCTTGAAGGTATAGCCGGAATTGGGCTTCGTTACCGCAAGCACGCGCTCAGTCGGGCCAAACTCGCGTTCCAGCTCCAGCGCCATCGTGTACCAGCGCCGATACGCCTGCCCGCGCTCCTTGAACACGGTCGCAAACCGACTTTGGGCGCGCTCGACGAGCAACTGAAGCGCCGAAAACGCCTCGATGCCCTTCGGTTGCGTGCCTTTCAACACATCCAGCGTCCCGGCAAGCTGCTCGAAGTCCGTCAGGTACTGCTGCCGGAGCTGAAACAGCGTCACCGGCATGTTGGAACCTTCGATCTTCTCTGGTTTGGCGTTTCCGCCAGCGGCGAGGGGGTTGTATTCGACGACGAGCCCAGGCGCGCCCGTGAACGATCGGATCTCCGCGCCCTTCGGCTTGAGCCAGACGGGATTCGACATGCGCTGGACGCCCAATTGCATCAGCGAATCGAGCTGATTGATCTGATCCTGCTTCTGGACACACAGATCGAGCGCGCCACGTCCCCAGAGCCGACCGCCAACCATGTGGAAGGGGATGTGGATCCAGTTGAACATCGGATTCCCTTCCCGATCGTGGTAGGGCAGGGGGCCGGGATCGTGCCCTTCGCCTCGAATGACCGTCGCACTACTCCCTTCGCCGGCAACTCGCAAGAACAGCCCCTCGGGGAACTCCCGTGTGGGCTTCATCCACAATTCGTATTCGGGAATGCCGGTGGAGTGCGGATCGGATGCGCCCCCGAACCCGAACGCTTGCATCAGGCCGGAATTATCCGTTTGGTTTGCGAGGGCACGGAGCAGTTGGAGCGAGCGTTCTGAGGGACTGGTTTGAAATCGCAGCTTCTGTGCGATGTCGGGCAGAGTATCCCGATACCAACGCTCAGGACGGAAGCGCATCCGAATCACAAACGGCACTTCGTCAAATGTCTTGTAGGACGAGGGCACTGCCACCTCAAAAGGCGACAGAGCTTCAGTGCGACCCCGCCCCTGGTTGAGCTTTTCCCCAATCAAGGCGCCCCCTTCATCTTGCGCTTGGGGCTGCATGGGACCACCGCACTTCGGACACGCCCCGCCAGCGGTGACGACTTCCTGCGGCGAGGCGACGTTTTGACACTGTTGGCAGCGTTCGTAGACGACGAGCACTTCGCCTTCCGCCGCCGTGGGATCCCAATATGGCGTCAGGAACGCATTGCCCGTCACGATCGACCAAAAATCTGCCGTGCGGAACTCATCTTCGATGCGGTGCTCCGCCGCAATGAAGGGTTCGATCTCATCCGCGACCTCTGCTGCGGCTACATTCGGCGTGGAGGTGCCCACCGGACGCGCATACACCTGAAGATTGATGCTGGAGAGCATCGCCAGGAGGGTTTCGGTCGCTTCGGCAAACTTGTTCGTCACCGGGCGCGGGATCCACTCGGCCATGCGCTTGTCGGACCACTGCCCGCGCTTCTTGTCGTAGTAGATCCACTGCCGACCTAGGACGTACAGCAAATTGCGCCACCAGGCGCGCTCGAAGACCCATCGTCCGTCCAGCGCCTCGCGTTTGGCGTCTTCGAGGACTTGCAGCAGCTTCTTGTCGTCCGCGTAGGGGTCTGTGGCCTTAGGCTGACCCCCGAAGATCGACTCCACCGCATCTTCCAGCCCATCTGGAGTGCCTTCCGCCCCCGTCGTGGGTGCTGGTACACGTTCGGGACCAAGATAGCTGTCTGACATCCGTCGCCTCGTTACATGGACTCGCGCAGACCCAGTTGTGCCGCCCGCTCGTCGCCCACGTCCTCAAAGGTCAAATCGTCCATGATCGAGGGGCGCCCGCTGCCGCTGCCCTCTGCCGCCGGCTGGACCTGCGCGGCAAACATCGGCGCGCCCACCTGCTTGGACAACAGGATAGCGCGTTCTGCCTCTAACTGATTGATACGGACCCGAAACCAGTCCAGGGTCGTCTCGGCAGAGATG